AGCATACTAATGTAGGTCTCACGTTCCCACGGAATCAATGACTCAATGTCTGAAAGACTCCAGTTGTGGTATTGTATCAACGAAAAATTCTCTTCCATGAAGGCAGAGATCGTCGTATGATACATCATTATGCGAAAAAATTTGATAGACCCTCAATCAAAATTTCACTTTCGACCTTAGTATTAGGATTGACGACAGATCCACGATATGTCAATCTTGGCATTGTGGAGAAAAATCTTTCAATCTCAGCGAACTGAGTTGATGTCATACCTTCTACAAATGATGTAAGTTCCTTTTTAGTACAATCAGAAGCGGACCATGCCTCTTCTTCGTTATAAATGGTGTCAACACAATCGACTACAGCAGCAAATGCTTTAGCGATAGCATCATTATCAACAGATTCCGAAACAAGGAAATTGTTTTCTACAAACTGTTTTAGTGAAGGATACTTCAAAGTCATTTTTAGACCTTCACCAAGATCAATAGACTCATTATGTTCGTCAGGAACATCCAATACAATTTCAGATGTATGGATTTTTAGTGGAACCTGAGTTTCCCCATCATCAGTACAAGTAACTAGAAGTTCAACAGTCTCACCAACAGATTTGGCACGAATGTTGAGGAATAGGTACTCAAGGTCAAAACTGGGAAGTTCGTCAACCTTTACACCACGAGATGTGATACATGCCTTCAGAACATCCTTTAGAGTATTCTGAATGGTTTTTTCATCACCACTCTCAAGAGCAATTAGCAGTGCCTTCTCCTCTTTTACGAGGAATGGACGATACTTAACTGCTTTTCCTGTAGAAATTAGATTTAGTTCAAACGTAGGCGTTGAGACCTTCGGTAATGGCATTGATATTCAGTTCAGTGACTATATTTATTACCCCTCGAAAGGTATTACTTGGAGGTTGCGGAACTTACGGGTTAGTTTGTTCTGAGAATCAGATTGACGAGAACCACGGTCAATGAAGAAGTAGTCATACTTAAAGGTGATCGTAGTCTTAATCAAGTTAGCAGGTCCATACTGTAGTGGAGCAGCAACGATATTCGTGGGGAATGCGTTCTTAAGTTTATATTCAATAAAGTTTGGTTCTCTATTGTCAGTCGTAGAAGTCTTTGTAAGTCTCTTGTCAGGACTCAAGAAGTCACTACTAAACGCTGTAATGTCAATATCACACTTGTAAGTGTTAGGGTATCTCAACCGTTTATAGGTTGGATTCTCATGAGTGAAAGTATCTGCTCTATTAAAATTATTATTGAATGTTGGGGAAATAAATTCCATCCAAGCATTAAAGACTTCGTTAGTATAATAGTCTTTCTGTGAGTAAAAGGTTAGATTAATATCTGGATATCGTCTATATGTGGCAAAGTGTTGTGTTACACCCTGTCTCAATCCATCGATAGATTGTGTTGCGAGTTGAGATCCTGGTAGAACCGCCTCAGAGCAAAACAATGCCAGGTAATTACCAGCACCGGAATCTCCAGACTCCGTGGCAATCAATCCATGCTTTTTAATGAAATCAGACAATCCGGGAGTTTTACCGTTTATATCAATATAAACATCGTATAAGTTATTAAATGCTGGAACCGTATTTGTGAATCCGCCTGACGACAACAACTCCTCGGTCTTCAGATAAAATCTTTCCTGTTTAAATTTATCCGTAGATGCCATCTAAATAGAGGATGATTTAATATACTATGTATGTCGTATAAGGGGAAGTTCAGACCGTCTCACCCCAAAAAGTACAAAGGTGATCCCACAAACATCATTTATCGCTCGCTGTGGGAGTTGAAGTTTATGCGATATTGTGATACTAATCAAAGAGTGCTCAAATGGTCATCTGAAGAGATTGTAATTCCATACAAGTCTCCTATAGATAATAAGTATCACCGATACTTTCCTGACTTCTACATCAAATATGTCACGTCAAACGGGCAGGTGAAGGAAAGTCTGATTGAGATCAAACCGGCGAAGCAAGTAAGAGAACCGAGAAAACAGAAAAAACGGACTAAGCAATACGTTGCCGAGGTCTACGAATACGCCAAGAACCAGGCAAAGTGGGAAGCAGCAAAGAATTTCTGCGACGATAGATTATGGGAGTTTCAGATTTTTACTGAGAAAGAACTTGGAATTTAAGTCCCAACTACCAGCGTCAAAAGTTGTCACTGATCTAACGATCGGCAGTCTTGTGATGTTTAGGTATGACGCTAAAACTGCTAACGAATTACCATTTTACGATAAATGCCCGTTAGTCCTCATCGTCGCTGAAGAAAACGAGATCTTCTTCGGTACCAATATCCATTACTATAAACCAAATGAACGTGTAGGAATCGTAGATTATCTCCGGGAGGATCTCGAAAATGGTGGATCGGACTATATGGGATTCCTTTTCGGGTCGGCAGGGTTCCATAAATACTTGAAATCTAATGTTAGAAGTTTGTTCCTAGAAGTGGCAGCAGAAGAATGGGGCAAAGCATCATTGCTGCCTGCGGAAGAATTTGTACGTAGTTTAGGTGGCGTAGAAGTCCCCATCACCGGAAGGAGTGTTTACTGATGGCAGCACCAAAGTCAGTATTTGGACCATACAAGAATTCTATCACAACTCTTTCGTTTGTAGACGCTGATGGTAAAGGGTGGAAAGCAACTATCAGTTTAGATATTGCTAATAACGACTTCCTACAACCACTTTCTTTTGACGAGCAAAACTGGTTTTCAACTCCATTTCAGGACTTTAAACCTTCGAGTGCTGAGTACAAAGCACTGGTAGCATCGCAAGAATTTCAGACAATATATAAGCAGCAAATCAGACTATACAAAGAAAGATTTAATAAGTTGTCCTCCAGAAGTGAACAAGAGGTTCTAGATGCTGCGGGTAGATCTGGAACAACAGATCTTTGGGTAAATGCTCTAGATACTGCTAATCCATATACACCACCAGTACCTGATCCACCAGTGCCTCCAGCACAACTACCGATCTTGGTGCCAGAAGAAGAAGTAGTCGATTTTATCCAGTCTATCACAGGGGATAACAAAATACTCTCCTTAAAGTATCCAGAAGATGCTTTATATGGATCTGGACAAGATTATCTCGCCATCGAACAGTTTACGTATAAACCACCTCAATTTGATAGTCTAAAAGAACCAAAATTTATTGAGACCCTTACAAACGGTCTTAAAAGAAATTCCAACTTAAACGATTATATGGGAGTTGTTAGACTTCCAATTCCAAACAATCTTTCGATGAGTAATTCTGTTGATTGGGGTGACTCTAGAGTAAATCCTGTCGAAGCAGGTGCTTTCTTCGGGGCATTTGAAGCCGCAAATGCTGGATTACGTGGAAATATTACTGATTTGCTTTCGAAAACATTTAGTGGGTTTGGAGATTTCTTCAATGCTATTGGACAAGGTAAGTTTAGTCCTGGAACACCAGCAGGAACATTAGTATCTGCGTTCCTAGCACAATATGGTCTAGGAAAAATTGGTATTAACGTAGATCCGGCACAGTTCATCGCTCGCGGAACAGGTAATACTATCAACCCAAACCTAGAGTTATTGTTTAGTGGTCCGAAACTCAGGAACTTTGCTTTCCAATTCAGGTTCGCTCCAAGCTCCGATACAGAAGCATCGATCTGTAGAAAGATCATACGCTTCTTTAAGCAAGGAATGGCAGCAAAGCGAATCCAAGAACAAACACTGTTTTTAGGATCTCCAAACGTCTTTAGATTGCGTTATCTGACAGGAAATAACGATCCGATTCGTGCTTTGCCTAGATATAAGATCTGTGCTCTCACATCAACAGAAGTAGATTATGCTCCTGGTGGTCTATATCAGTCATATGAAGATGAAAAAGCGGGTTCTCAACCCACTATCATGAACATGACGTTGAACTTTACAGAACTAACACCAATCTTCGAACAAGATTACAGAGACTTTAGTAAGGCAAGTCAGAAAGACTTGTTTGATTCAGAAGGCGCAGGTGGACTTGGATTGGGAGCAATTAACAAAATCAACTCAGAAGACGTAGGTTTCTAATGGCATACTTCGACCTATTCCCAGATATTCTTCTACCATCGTTCATTGACAACAGGAACTCTTCGTCTGATTTTACCAGAACGAAGAACTTGTTTAAGCGTGCCAAAATTAGAGACGACTTCTTCGAAAACGCCACTGTATTTGATAAATTCAGTATCAATGGTGATGACAGACCCGATAATGTCGCTAAAATCCTTTATGACGATCCAGAATTAGACTGGGTGGTCCTTCTTGCGAATAATATTATCAATGTTCGTGATGAATGGCCTATGAGTGGATATGATCTACAGCGTTATCTTGATAATAAGTACTCTAAAGAACAATTAGAAGAAATCCACCACTATGAGACCATAGAGCAAAAGGCAGGTGATGGTAGATTGCTCCTAAATGGCGGTATGCATGTTGATGAGAACTTCCAGTTTAAGTATTCTTATGGTGGTGTCTCATATGTGCTCGCTGGCGGCAGTTTGGTGAAAAGTGTGTCAAACTACCAATTCGAACTTGACAGAAATGACGATAAACGAGTCATTTTCGCTTTGAGACCAGAATACCTAGATGTCATCTTCGCAGACATGCGTGAGATTATGACTTATACCGATAGTTCACAATATATCGATAATCGCACTAAAAAAGGCGACAATCTAAGAATCTTGTCGCCTCGCTGATTATTCAGTTTTCCAAGTAGGGGGATGAAAAGTACAATATTCGTTAAATGTGATTTTCATCTCTTTATCCGTTAAACCGCAGTTTCTTGCCGCTTTCGGCAAGTTCCATTTTGCTGTAAACAGCATTTCCATCGATTTACGTGTTTCTGG